CGCACCAGATCGTCCAGTTTTGACAACTGTGCAGACATCAACCCTAGCTGTTCATCAGATCCGGCAATCTGCACCGGGATAGTTTTACCATCGGGCAGTGGTACCACTGCTTCGTTTTTACCAGCTTCGCCGGCCACAATGTCAATACCACCTGGTGTGGCTTGAATAACTCCACCGTTGGCCATTTTAGGAGCAGCCTTTCTGGCTTCAGCATCTCTGATTCTTTTTTGCCTTGCTGCCCACATTTCCTGACGCTGACGTGCGGCTGTCCCGGGTTCCATTTGAGTTTGCGTATAGCCCTCGGGCACTGCACCGTCTTGCAAAAACTGTTCAGCTAAATTGGCTCGTTTAGCAGTTTCTTTCTGGCCGCCGGCATACCCAATTGCCTTGCCAAGCTCTGCAATATCAGTGAGATCTGTGCCGGATTTTTGTTTTTCTTTGACATATGCCACGGCAATTTGTTTGGCAATTTCAGGATTTGCTGCCAAATCAGGCTGATCCACCAAGTTGACTCCCAGCATTTCGCCAAACTTTTTATAGTTGTCTTTGCCGGTCAACTGAACTAGTCCACGACCACGATACTTGAATCCTTCGTCTTCGGCATTGCCCATTCGGCCGCCGTACACACGATTTCCTACCGCTTCTTGTCCTTGTGCTGCTACAGCCTGTGCATCCTGTAAATTCTTAAACTTCTGTGGAAACACTTCTACAAGTCGTTCGGCTGAGTAATTTAAACTTTCGACAGAGTCGGCTCGACCTCTTGATTCTGCTTCAAACTGTGCCAATACATTGGCTTGTGCACGTTGATCAGTAATTCCAGATGCTGACAATCTGCTTAATAAATCAGTTTGTATCTCGCCACTGATGCGCGGCGACGGAGCTTGTTCTGTTCGAGGTTGTGCAGGTCTAAGAGCAGCAGCAGGGGTTCGTTCTCTGCTTTTGGTTTCGACGCCCATCATGTTGGCCATTTTTTCCATTGCTGTAATTGTAGTTTCAGTTGCAGTCGACATACCTTTCATTGCAGTGGTAACTGGCCCTATACCAGCATTGATCAGATCATTGAGAGCATCACGTGATTTACGGTTATTGTCGCGTGTTGTGTTTGCATCTTTGGTATTTTCATCTGTTATTTTTTGATCTTTTTTAGCTGCTGCTAATCTTTCGTCGTAGGTGCCACTTTCGAGATATGCTTTTAACTTCATTTGTTCTTGAATTGACAAGAATGTATCGTTGTTGGCACCCATCTTGGCCAACTGTAATCCGCCGCCTTGTAAGTTTTTGGTAATGTCTTTTAATGCGGCTGCTTGGAATTCGGCTTCTGTAAATGTTTTCTTGCCTGCAACTGCGGCTGCATTGGGCATTGTTAATAATAATTTCTGTGCTTCTGGATTGTTCAAACTGCCGGATAGAATGTTTAAGAAACCTTTTCGTGTTTCTGGTGCCATTTTATCAAGCATTATTTGTGTGCCTTCGGCAGCTTTGAGCTGAGCCTTGGCTGCTTCGTCGCCCATGTCGGCCCGTTGCTGTAGTTCATATTTGAAAGCAGCATAACGTTCCTCTGCCATTGCGCTTTCTCTGGACGCTTCTTGCTCTGCTCTATTCTTGCCTGTAATTTTCGCTAATAAATCTACTTCTCTGACATAGTTTTGTGATGCAGCAATCAACTGGTCTGTGGACATGCGTTGGCGGCCACCTGTCAGTGTTTGCATTTTCATAAAGCCAGCAATGCCTTTGTTGATGTCATCAACACTGATACCCATTTCCCGGAACTGGCGGCCTACATCACTTTGCTGTAGTGAGTTTGCAACATTTGCAAACTCAGTAAGTCCGCCGCCTACTGTTTTTCCAAAACTGGTCAATGTTGAAGAATTTTCACCAACAATGGCCACAAACTTGTCCAACTCATTGACGCCAAGGTTGAGTTTTTTTAGATTGTCGTAAACAGATTGCATGCCGCCTGCACCAGCAGCGCCAATCTTGGACATTTGTTCATAACTGTCAAACAATGCATCTGTTTGTTTGTTTACTGCTTGTGTGTATTCGCTTACACCTTTGATTGCAGTTTTAAGAGCAGTACCGAGATACGGAATCATCCCAACCAAGTCGCCTATAACGTCACTGAGTGAGCCAATTGAATCGTTAAACACCGAAGCACCGATTGCTCCTTGGTTCAGCTGTTTACCTAAATTGATGCCACTGTTGCCCAGGGCTTTGAAGTCTTTAGTTAAACTAGACTGGAACTGAGACAACTTGGCAGCAGTTTCATTGCTAACTTTACCAAACTTGTTAAGTTCGTTGTTGGCTTTGCCTATTGTTTGGTTATAAGCATTTAGATTGTCTTGCTGTTCTTGTTCTTCGGGTGTCATAATTTTATTTGCCAGGGTTAGATTTTACCATAACTATATTTATATAGGAAAATCGCATGTCAAATAACCCGTTAACACAATATTTTAGGCAACCGGCAATTTATGTCAAGTTGCCCAGCAACGGACAACACTATCCCGAAGCAGCATTAAACATGCCTGCAAACAACGAGTTGCCGGTGTATCCGATGACTGCAATTGACGAAATCACATACAGAACACCGGATGCGTTGTTCAACGGCAATGCTGTTGTTAATGTTATAAAAAGTTGTATACCCAGCATACAAGATCCATGGGCAATTCCTGCAATGGATGTAGATACTATTCTTGTTGCTATTCGCATTGCCAGTTACGGGCATACTATGGAGATTTCAACAAGTTGTCCTCATTGCCAGCACGAAGCAGACTATGGGCTAGATCTTAGAACAGTGATGGAGCGTATGCGGGCACCAGACTATTCAAAATCAATACACGACGGTGATCTTGAAATTTACTTCAAACCAATGACGTACAAAAATTTAAACGAAAACAACCAACGTCAGTTCGAAGAACAAAAGATGTTACAAGTGTTGCCCGGTGCAGACATGCCCGACGACCAGCGCATGTCTGCACTAAGTGCAGCATTGACAAAAATTACCGAAATTACAATAAGTGCTATTGCACAAAGTATTGCTGCTGTCAAAACTCCGGCTGCCCTAGTCAGTGAACCTGAATTTATTGAAGACATGTTGAAAAATTGTGATCGGCGATTGTTTGGAAAAATACGGGATCATATTGTCAATGTCAAAGCAGAAGGCGAAATACAACCAATGAAATTGAAATGTGCTGCCTGTGAAAAAGAATATCAACAAGCTATCACATTGGACATGACAAGTTTTTTCGAGGACGCCTCTTAGTCTTGGACTCTAACGAAATTTCCAAATGGGTAGACCAGATGGAAAAAGAAAGTAGAGAAATCAAACAAGAGGCGTTGAAAATGGTTTGGTACATGCGAGGCGGATTATCATACGAGGCTGCATTGAATCTCAGCCCAGATGAGCGTACTACAGTTTCGAAAATTATTGCTGATAACTTAGAGACCACAAAAAAGAGCGGCCTGCCGTTTTTTTAAAAAATGTTAAACTTAGAAACTGTAAAACAAGACATATTGACATGGTCAGAAAACTTTGTGGAAGTTCCGCATCCTGCGCTGGGTGGGTGGGCACCGTGTCCGTTTGCTCGCAAGGCACGGTTGACCGGTACAGTTAACATTCTAGTGGGAGTTAACCCTTATTTTGATCTAAAGAATTGCAGTCGTTGGGGCATGAGCAAGTACGAAGTTATAATTTATGCATACGACCCAGAAGAATTCCCCTACGCTCGTTTTCATCATGCGTTAGAAGCAGCTAACCAAGAGTTTTTACTCAGGAAAGATTTGTTAGTGTTGGAAGACCATCCTACAGATGTAGAATTAGTCAACGGTGTTTGTATGAATCAAGGCAAGTACGCACTGTCGTTGGTGCAAAGTTTAAGCAAACTCAATGACAGTGCAGAACAAATGGCCAGTAAAGGATTTTATCACACATGGCCAGATAAATACTTGACCGCGCTGTTCAACAACAGAAAGGATCCAAGATGAGTTATCAATTTGCCAGAATAGATCTTAGCAAAACCAATTACAAAGAAACATGTGATTGGTATTACATCACAGAACCTGACATAGATCAGTTGAACGAAATATACAAACGCTACTGTATCTATCGACATTTTGCCAGTGTGATGCCTATATTTGATTGTAGATACACAGCGCCCAACACAGACGTTATTGGATATCGCAACAACGGAGAATTAGTAGCGTTCAGTTTGATCGAACGCTACGACAACAAGAACGCATTGTGCGCTCAGTTTGCATGGGACTATCGAACACCCAAGCTGCGGCTTGGTATAGAAAGTTTACAAACTGAGTGTGCAATATACCGTGAGCGCGGTTTTGAATACTTGTATTTGGAACAGGCTCACTTGTACAAACAAAGCATGCAGGGCTTTGAAATTTTAGGACCACTATAACATGGCAGACGTATATACAATTTGGGCAAACAAAGAAGGCGATCTTACCGATTTAGAATGGGTCAACGGAATGAAAAGTTTCTTTGATCATTTGATTTCAGAAGGCAAGATGGAGAGCTATCGTATTACTCGTTGCAAGATGGGATTCCGTAGTATTGCAGACATGCCTGAGTGGATGATACTTATGGAGTTCACAGGCATGGCACAGATGGACAGTGCATTTAAGCGAGTTGCGCCGCTGGAAGGCGAGCTCGAAACCAAACACAAATCATTCAATCAGTTTGTTGATTGCGACACTATTCAACATGCATTGTTCAGAGATTGGCCGGATCAAGATTTATGACAGTACTAATTACGTCTGTGCCTTTTACCGACACTGCAGAACCCATTATGGCACCAGCTCAGCTGCAAAGCCTTTTGCAGTCACACGGATACGATGCAGTCGGAATTGACTTAAATGCGTGGGTATATAACTATATTAAACAGCATGCAGAAAAACATAAACTGCAAGGATTTTTTTATAATCAAACAATATGTCCAACAATCATTGATGAGTTAGTGTTTATCATTGACCACTGCACAAACGAAATTTTAAAATATCAACCCACTTGTGTAGGTCTGAGTTTGTTATCTCACCATTCCCAGGTGTTTACCAAATGGTTAGCAGCATCATTGAAAACCGCAGAGCCTGGCATTAAAATTATCATCGGTGGTGCCGGAATGCACAATCACATTGCAGCAAACAGAAGTTTCTTCTGCGAAGATGTGATAAAATTAGGAATTGTTGACGACTATATCAGCGGCGATGCTGACAAGTCTATTATAGAATATTTTAAAGGTAACACATCATATCCAGGTATAAACACAGTTGCGTGGGTACAAGACAGCGACATGAGTTTATTGCCTATGCCCAATTATAGCAATTATAACATGGACCAGTACGACAACAAATGTATACCTCTTTTGGATTCAAGAGGTTGCGTTAAAAACTGTGAGTTTTGTGACATCATTGAGTATTGGCAAAAGTTTAACTTTAGATCAGCTGAATCAATTTTTAATGAGATATTATCTCAGATTGCGACTTACAATATTAGACACATTGCTTTCAGAAACTCTCTTATCAACGGAAACCTTAAGGAGTTTAAAAAACTTATTGTATTGATTGCAGATTATAACCGTGGGTTGCCTAGAGAACAGCAAATAAGCTGGGGTAGTTATTTTATTGTTAGACAAGCAAGTCAGCATCCACCAGAAATGTGGCAGTTATTAAAGGAAAACAATGCTAAGTTGTATCTTGGTATTGAGAGCTTGATCGAACGAGTTCGGCACGGCCTGGGAAAAACTTTTAATAATGATGCGTTAACATATCATCTGCAGCAGGCGCAACATTTTGATATAAAGTTGCTGCTGTTGATAATAGTTGGATACCCGACCGAAACACTAGAAGATTATGAAGCTACCAAACAATGGTTTAGAGACAATGCTTGTTACGCCAGTACAGTATATCAGGTAGGTCTTAGTCTTGCTGCTGTACTCCCGAACACCAATTTGGCACGAAAAGCCAAAGAATACAATATCGTTGTTGGTGCTTTGCCAACTGTGTGGACAAATAAGAATTTAAACATAACACCGCAACAGAGAATAAACCACCAATTTGAACTCGAACAACTTTGTATTGAGTTAAACTATAATTCATTAAACACCGACGGTGCAAGTGGTTTTCATTTGCCTCAGGGAAAAGACCGTGCCGCAGCAAACAAATTAGTCAATGACGTTACAGTCGAAAACCTTTAAGTGCACCTAAATACAATGTCCATGAATAAAGCAACACAAACTGAATTAGATATAAATTTGTATTTTAGCAATTATAATGGCAGTATGACTGTCGAAATTAAAAATAACAACCAGATGTTGACTAAGTTTGCCAACGTTGCTACTGGCGATTACAATGTTAAGTGCCTGATTGATATGCCTGCAAATTTAACATTTACCATTTCTGGTAAAAACTACAACAGTGATACTCGAGTCGTTGATCAAGAAGTTGTTGCTGATAAATTTGTACAATTAAAATCAATGTCTCTTGGAAAAATTCCAATAGGAGTATTGTTGTTACCTACTATTTGTAGATTTACAACTGATAAAGAAGAAGATAAAATAAAATATGAAACATATTGGGGATTCAACGGCGTAGTTAACATTAATATACCATACTCAAATTTTATAAAATATCATTTATCAATGAACAACGGGTTTGATCGTGATGGACTTAAACATATAGACAAGCTTCTACATGTTGATTATGACCACTTGCCAACTGGCAATGGGCACACGTTCACAACAAACTAAAAGAGTTATCTATACGTTATAGACTTGCTTGCAAGTCTATTGATTTCACTTCGTTCATCAATTTTTTTTATTTGTTAGAACAATTAATGTATCTAGTATTATCTAGATTACGCAGTCACAATTCACCGTATGCACGGTGAAAAGGTTTTTACAGCATTATCTGAGTGTAGCAGCCTTTATTATCAAGAGATTGTAATTGCTTACACAGAGGCGGTTGACCGGTACCCCTTACTCTAGCTTCACATATCAACGGAACCCTAGTGACCCCATAATAAATCGAAGTCCTATAAGCATGGGGTGTATCTTTTTCACAGAGCCCAAACCATTTGTTGCCTTAAGTTAGCATTGTCCTTTGACACCCAAGTCTGGACCGGGTATTTCACCGTTCCTCAATGGGGTTGGGCCATTGCACCCAACACAGAGTCGTAATCGATTTTAAAGTGTTTTGTTTTTAATGTGACTACCGTGTACACGTACACTGATTTGTCCATTGTAATAATCGTCTGATTCCAATACTTTTCTATTGAACTGTTCTCTGGCTTCAATGTATGAACATGCTGCCTTGGATGCGCAATAATAAAGTATTTCTCTGGAGAAGTTTTCGGTGCCTAGTTTTAAGATGTCTGCGGCTAGATCAATGCTTGATCCGTAATACTCACGCCAATCGCTGTCGATTTTTGTGCGTATGCGCTTTTTCTTTTTGATGCCGTTCTTTTGTTTTACTACTTTTACTGATGTTTTTGAGAACTTTGCTAATTTTTTGCCTATGTACTTGCGTCCGGAGAGATTATTGGTGATTAAGTATACAAATCCAACACATTCTTCGGGTAATGTCTCAACTGGAGTGTCTTGATAGTACCATGTCATGTGTTGTATTTGATCAGTTGCCTTTTGTGTTGTAGTTATGCCTGTTGATGAATTAGTATTATATTTTTAGTGATTATGCGTCAAAGTTTACCCAGGCAGTAATTTCGCCTATGCAGGTGTTGCTTTTTACGCTAATGCAAGTGTCGATCATGTTGCTCACATCTGACAAATCAATACCGTTGCCTGTCCAGTTTGGACGACTACGGCTTAACGTAGTGTCTAGTCGATCCAATGTGATTAGACTTGTTCTAAACGGTGCTTGGTTTGTTTTGAACGCTTGTGTCCATTGTAAGCTATGATGTTTCAATGCTGCTTTGCTGACACGGTAAGTTTCCCATACAGGGTCTGGTGCCACAATAGATTCACTACCAGAGCTGCCAATATTGATAATGTATCCAACTTTGTTGGCATTTTTCCATGCTGTAGCAACATCAAACAGTAATTTAACTTGTCCAAAGTCAGCCCATGATTCCTGAAACGGTCCGTCAAATGCATTGTTAACAAACACATCATAGTTCAAACTTGACTCTACTAATTTTTCTCTATCTTTGGTTATGTCGTAACCGTCGGTCCGGCTATAACTGTCACCGTTAAAACGAGCACACAGTGCTTCGCCGAGCCCTCTATTACCACCTGTTACCATATATTTCATAATTTCACGGATCCTCCTTGATCCCAAACTTTTGTTAATTTTGAACCGCATGTCATTGCGCATTCAAATAATCTGCCTTGTGCCAATGTTTTATTCCAACTGGCAACTAAATCACTCCACATAGGATTGTTAAAAATATCTTCTAAACTGTTTTTATTAATATTAAAACTGTCTAAATTATACGATTCTAAAAACTCACGCACTTGATTCTTACCATTTACTGCACTCAATGGGTTAGCACCCGGTAATACTCCGTCTTCATAAAATCGTTGATCGTATAAATTATGATTGAAAAAATTACATGGCAGCACTAATCCTTCTGCGTTGATAGCAACTTTTTTGCCAAACAACGCATCGCATTTTATTTCTGTTGTATCAAAATATTCTTTGATATTACTATATTCTTTTTTTAAATCAGGCAAGAACAACATGCTTTGATTTCGATACTCTGGCAGACTTGGTGGTTCTAATACATATTTGTTTCTAACCGGCCAACTTGGCATTTCTTCTATTGTGGCATGATTAAAAAATCTTCCAGTCTTTCTAATCAACACATTGAAGAATTTTAATTCTTTTCCCAGTTGTTTAACTTCGTCAACTTGATGTTGGTTGTGTTTAAACACGATAAAATTCCATTGTGCTCGACCACCAGCATTGATAAACGCAGATGCATTGTCAATGACTTTGCTGTATTTTACATTCTTTCTGTA